CTCTCTCAGAAGGAGCTGACTACCGATGTCGCTCTGATTCCATCTCAGGCGCAGAGCTACTTGCAATCGCGCGCGCTTGGTCACTACTTCGTGAAGCAAAGAAGGTTGCTGTTCTTGCCGATCTTCCTGGCGCGAGAGACGACATCCTATTCACACAAGCTCGCCGCCAGATCGGTCTTCACGCACTCGACTGGCCGTCTCTAGCGGACGCGTTCGCTTCTCGACACACCGAGCAGCAACGGACCAAAGATAAACAGCCCTGGACTGATCCTAAACTTGGCCGCAGAAAGGGCCCAAACCTGGAAAGAATGAACAGCGCGCTGCCTGTCCCTGGCGAGGAGGAGGATGATTTAGGAGATCTCGACGATGCTGATTCCTGATAATGTCGCCTATCTCTTTAAACCAGCACGAGCGAAGCAGTGGCTAACCAGGAAGCGTGAGCCAAGGCAGTCAGCATTATTTCCACTTACATATGCTGATAAGCCTACTCGCGATTTTGATCCAAGTAAGTTCGCGTACGCTCTCGACCCTCGTACGTTACGGGTCACAGAACGACTATCCATTCGGCTAACTGAGGAGTTTCCCCGTGATACTACCCCAGAAGGTTTTGCTGGTCCTTCTGCTGTTCCTGGTAACTTCTACGCAGTGCGATCTGTTTCTGGGTATGGAATGGATCCACTACCATTGCCCCTGATGGACAATGGCCCTTTTGTTAAATCATTGGGATTGCGTGATAGCATCCGACATGAGGATATTCCATGGCTAAAGTCTTTGATTAGACTATTCTTCGGTCATGTAACTCCTGCGTCGTTGCATATTCGGAAGGCAGCATCCACTTCCTTTCCATACTTCGAGAAGGATATCGGCTACAAGAAACAAGGCACAATGAAAGCCTTACTTGAGGCTGATCACTTCCTCGATTTAATGACTGGTGGTCGGGCACAGCTAGAGGAAGCGCGCGATGACTATCATGTCTTACTGCTAAACGCGATCCATCTCCGGGAACAGCCTACACCTGTTACCTGCGAAGATGGGATTTGGCTACCGAAGGCTAGAAAGGCCCCACTTGAGAAGGAAGCCCGTGGCCATGTGGCCGAGGGAACCCAGGAAGCGGACTTCACAGTTCGTGATGAGAGGGGTGATGTGATCGAGGGTCACTTTGCGATGAGAAGAAGGCCTGTCTGGGGTTTCTCAGGCATCGTCAACTACTTTATGACAGCTGTCATGGGTTGTGTTCGTGAGGTCTATACAAAGCGGTTCGCTTTCACTTTTAAAACTAGAGGATGGCAGGACAAAGAGGAACGGATTGCTAAGTATACATATGTTGTGGGCTCAGATGTAAAAGCCATGGATACCACAGTCCCAAAATGGTTCTTTGAGTTTCTTCTTGATGAGCTGCCTCAATATTGGGATGATCGTCTAGTCGAACTACTTCGCAGGATGCTATACGCACCCTTCGTAGCAGCGCCTCCCTGGAGGAAGACTCCTGACGACTATAATCCATTCTTTGGTGATGATCCACTGGATGGGACATCCGATGTACATGCCGGGTTGCCTTCTGGCGTGTTCATAAATCCTGACATTGGCAAACTCTGGATGACGTTTGTCTACGTCATCCTATTTCGTGATTCTGGTGCTCTCCAGGATGTTTCGGAAATCGAGTCCTTTCTTCAGGGCCGACATCCAGATCACGCCCTCCTTGATATGTCAGATGACGCAACGTTGCTGACCAACTCATCGAGAGTTAGAGATAAGTTGATGGTTGCTCATTCCCCTTATGCTGTACTGGAGCCTGAGACACCTGTCATCTTTCTTGGCGATGTATTCACTATGGACGCAGGCAGAAAACGTGCGTATCCTAACCCCGTAACCTACATCGTCAACTCGCTTGCTCGGGAAAGCTCGATTCAAAGTATGAATCCCATCGCATATGCGGAGGGTGTTCTTGCTCGATTTCAGCAATACTCGAGAACTCCGATATTTCGCGACTTGAATCGCATCTATGAGGAGGAGATCAGAAAAGAATATGGTGTCAACCCATATCTGATCGCCGCTTCAGTCTCTAAGAGGCAGAAGTTTAGCGAAATCGATGCACTCGTGCTCGCTAACCCTCATTATTTGATGTTTAAAATTGATCCAGCCGATGTATCTCCTGAAATCTTAGATGATATCATCGCCTCGATCCCAGCAACTGACTTCTTCAATAAGATCAGGCACTTGTTTAAAGTACCTACGGTTGAGCTTGAAGAATTCACCAAACTAGAGGAAATGCTATGAAGAAGCAAGAAGTCCCTACAACCCCCGTGGTTGATGGAGATGAATTACCCGAACGTACCGGCGCCAATAGCCGTAAGTCACGTCGCAAACACGCACCCACGCAGGACATTGATCACCTCCTTCGTGAAGGTGAGGCTATTGAACTGTCGTTGTTGGAACGACATGGCTCGTACGGTGCTATAGTCATCGAGACGGGTGAGATCATCAAACGTGATCACACCCTCCAGCACATTCCAATCATGCCGGAGAAAGCGCCATATAAGCGGCGCGAGTATACACTTGACCTCACTATCAATGGTAAGGTAGGGGTGCAGTTACAACCCGGTATCACCATTATCTCCGGTGCGACTGCAGCTGGCAAATCTGGCATGATCCGTGCCCTTAACAAAGTCGATCGTGTCATCACAGTAGAACCACCTGATGGCGTCGAGGAGCTGGAATCTACTTACATCTTCGATGATGTAGACCAGGCTGTGCTCTTCGCGGCCAGATCCACTGTCAAAACGGGCCGGCTCCACGCGATTGACTCTCTTCGGGCGCCGCTGTTTGAAATAAATGGTCCAGCTGGCTCGAAGGGTGTAATCATGCCCTTCTTCACGGCTATAACAAGGTTGTCCAACTCCCTCGCAAGACACGGCATTTCGATGCTCGCGACTGTCAATCCCATGGATGATGATCCCGAGTATGTCCGCCAATTTCTGAACAAACTGTCCGCGTCGGTTCCTGCATATATTGACCTTTCATCAGCAACAGCTGAAGGCTTCTCAGGCAGGATAACTGTCCGCATGCCAGGGGCCAGGCCAACATCTGCATTCACGCTACCAATCCATCGCACCAGTGAGGTGACTTCGGAAGAGGTAGCTTTTGTAATGCCCGAGGCAGAGGAGTCAATTCAACTGTTCTCCCCGCTTCAGGTTCGAATGTTTCAGTCGAACGACTGATTAACAACATCCCTTAACTATAGGAGTATGCCAACATGGCAACAAAGAAAGAAACACGGTCAATGGGACCGCAGGTCAACATGTTCCGGGTAGCACGTGGCTACGCGGAGAAGATGCTGAATGGAGCGCAGATTGCGGGCGGTCTTCAGGAGTATGAAGCAGGTCACCCAACTCCACTGGATGTCACGGAATTCATCTCATTCCATAAACCTACCGAAATCCTGATATCGCGTCACTATCCTGGATACAGGACATTCTCGTTATCTGGTGCTGGAGTCGACGAAACGCTTGGTTTGCTGCTCGCCAAATCAGTTAATACTGACTCGGCGCTCAATGCATTCCGGAACGAGCTCTCCACACCTGGCACCGCCTCCACAATCATAACCGCTCTGCTCTCGCGAACAGGTGTCACTGCGAAACGTGGAAACTACTACATCTCAGAAAAGATGATTCTGGATGTAACGGCTAAAACTCTGGGCGGAGATACAGATCCTAACGTGACATCGGCGTTCGCCCATGTGATTACAAAAGTGCTCGCGCACATGGATCTTGTACTGATGGATTCAGAGCGAAAGATTTATAATTATGACGAGCACTACGCGCTCACCATGAAAGATATCAAACGTGTCGTTCTGACAGAATCGCTTCGTGATATCTTTTCTGAAGCCCGGATCTCGGCTGCCGCGCAAAGGCTGGATAAGAACGCATCACCAGCTATCATTGGTGAGGTGATATCGGACATGCTGCGCCATGCGTCTCATTCTATACCTGAGATCCGCTTGCGTATGGAGCAGCTCGACATCGTTCAATCTCTGGTTCAATACAGCTACAAGACGCCGGAGAAGCTCTCGCATACAATGCGCGCTTCTCCAACTCTTGCAACGCTAGGTAGTTATGCTAACTTCCTCGCCGAAGCTGTCGCCAACGAGACTCCTGCATTAACCACAGCGTCAAACAGTGACATGAGAGAGGCGTGCTCTGCTATCCTTACGGTGTTGCAGTCCGCTCCCTCAATCGAAGCGATTCCGCTAAGCAAATACGCTGAGCATTTCGGATTCGTACCATGTTCCGCACCTGATGGTATCTACAGGGGGTTAGTTGCCTATTTGGCGCTGACACAAACATCGATGCTCGACGTGATTAACATCTACCCACGATCAGGTGCGTCGGAGATCGCCCTCATTCCAACTGAATACGTGCCTGTGACTACGATGGCAGGTGAGATTACTAAAACGATCTTGTCTGTCGAAGCTGTTCACGGGCTTGCGAATATGGTTGCAGACGAAATAGCGATGGCTAACTACTCCGTTGAAGATACCCCTATTCTGCGTACGATCGGGCTGACGGACACAGATGTGGTGTATCTCGCGATGTCGCAAGCCGAATCTGTTGCCATCGTGAAGACGACTGATGAAACTGCCCCGCTACGTTTGATCTACGCGACAAAGGTAGGCGAGTACTGGAGAACGTATCTTGGAGCTTCAACTCCAACGATTACATACTTCAGCGAACCTCAGTCATTGCTTGTATACCAGTCAGGCGCCAAGGAGCAACTGCCTGTAGCAATGGCCGCCAGGAACCAGACACTTGAAGCATCGGCTGCGTATGACACCACGTATCTTGGTGACATGGTCTCTGCTCTGGTCGATGATCTCGCCAAGCCTATTACATTTCAGGTTACCATGACCAACCCGGCTGCGAAGGGTGAGAGCACCGAGCTCAAGCTCAGAATCTCTCCACTCGAGCTGCTGCTAGGTGATGAACCTGACCTGGACAGGGGTGGTTCTCTATACGCAATCATTCGCGAGCCTGGTGTTGATCGCGACGTCAAGTTAATGCTAGCTCTCGTTGCGGCTTACGCTGGAGCAGGGCCACGGATTATCCGTGACAAAGCACAGTCATGGCTCGTGGAAACGCTTACGCCGCTTGCTACACATGCAGCGGTGACAAGGACTGCTGTTCGCGCTTTAAATGCTGCAGTCATCAAGCTGGGAATTGATGCTCGCAAACTTGAACCGCAATACAAGGAAGCTGTTGTAAGATCGTACTTTGGTACGATGTTTGCACTGCTCACCCGATTCGGGAAACTCGATGGCGAACTGATTCCAGTTCTGCTCGATAATCTTCCCGTTAACTCGCTTAGCGTCAAGACTGCTCTCGCATTGGCCACAATGCCGACAGCGCTTGATGCTTCGCATCTTAATAACTGATTCTTCAGTTAGCCACTAATGTGGCAGGAGCCCCGG